GTATGATTAATCAGAATTACATTGATAAAGATTATAAGAAAATAAAAGAAAACAGTATTGTGGATATTACAAATTATGATATTAACCATTTCTACCAGCGATCCTATCAAAAATTAAAAGAAATACTATTTGGTTCATTACGGAATCTGGAGAATAGAAGGTTGATTGACTATACCCAAAATACGGTAATTAACATAAAAGAAATTGCGGATGGAAAATTAATACCAAATAACAGGAGAATAGCAACCGATGATGAGAAAAATTATATTAGAGATACTCAGCGTCAAGTGCTAAAGGAAATGGGATTAGAAATCATAACACAAGTGTATCTAAAGTTTAAAGCAAAAGAATATTTTAATAGGGTTAATGAATTATTATGGGAAAGGTACGACATTCATTACTCATATACAGAAATTGATATATTGTTTACCCATAAGCATATAGTTGAAGCATTGGAACAAGCCGAAATTGAGGTACAAGGAAAAAAGTTAAATGATAAGGTAATAAATTACATGAACAAACAAGCAAAAAACAATTATGAAAAGAACCAGCAAGAATATGAAAGAGAATATGAAAAATTAATTGATAGTTGGATTGGAGAAGTTTCTCCTTTTGAAGTCAAAAAATTATTTAAACTAGATGATACATATTTTGATGCTCAAATGGAATTAGCGGAAATATTAATAAGAGCATAATAAGCAAATAAAATTTGGCACTTTAAAACCTATATTAAGTAAAAGTAATAATTATGGTTATAAAGTGCCAAATTTTTAAAATCAAAAAATTAAAATCAAAAAATTACATACATTCTTCCGCACGGTGCGGAAGAATTTTTAATGATTAATTAGACTTGCTAGGTGAAGGCGACGAGAGGAAGCCTGAACCAGCAAGTCTTTAATCATTAAAGGAATGCCTTTGGCAAGAGTGATGATGCTTAAAACAGATGGAGGTAACCAACTTATGAAACTATTGCAGGAAGTATACAAACTAACATCGAACCGCAGAAGAATTTATTTTCTTTGGAAGAATGGCCTATCCAATAATAAAACCGATTATAGTAAGTGGTCTAAAGAGGATATAATCAACAAATTTTTCAATGGTAGCGAAGAAGCATTTAAGCGAATGGAATTATGGGAAAGAACGGACGAATACGCTAGATTAATGTATCTCTTAACTAAAGAGCGCATGAATTCGGATTTTTTTGATATTTATGACTCTATTGTTGATAAGGCTAAGGCCGGAGATGAAAGAAGCATTAAAACATTTCTAATGCTTCAAAAGGAAGTAAAGAGCAATCTTAAAGAATTGAATAGAAAACCGCAAGAGATAGAAGAAGATGATGGTTTGATATTAGATTAATTAAATAAGGTGCATTAGTGCAGGAAATACCTGCTTTTTTTATGCCCGGAAGGGGGAATTATGAAAACCGAAACAAAGCTACAAATGATTAATTCAGATTTTTTTCTATGGTGCAAGAATTTTATAAAAATCATGGACAATGAGAATCAGGAAGTAATATTTAAACCACTTCCAGAACAGCAAGAGTTAATTGATGGGATGGAAAGCAATAAACATATTATAGTACTTAAATCAAGGCAATTAGGGATTACAACAGTAGTAAGTTTATATTACTTGTGGAAAGCCATTACAATACCTAAAACAACCTATTTAATAGCCAGCTACAATGAAGATTCAACCAAAGGCATAGGCGAAAAATTAAAGCAGATGCTTTATTCCATGCCGGATAAGTACAGGCCAAAACTACAAAGAGATAATGAATTTGAATTGAAATTTCAGAATCAGTCACGGATAGTTTTTAAAGTTGCCGGAAATAAGGATATTGCCAGAGGTTTAACACTGGAAGGAGTATTACTATCTGAGTTTGGTATGTATGATGCTGAAGTACAGGAAAATGCTATTGCTTCAACTGATCCATGTTTATCAAAAAATCATACTTCTACATTCGTTGTTGAAAGTACCGCAAAGCAAGGAACAACGGATTATTTTTATAAATTGTTTATGAATTCTTATAGAGATAGAAGTAAGTTTAAGTATTATTTCTTTCCCTGGTATTGTGAAAGCAGTAAGAAAAATTATAAGAATGAAATTGATATTGCTGAACAATGGTATAGGGACAATAATCATGGGCGAATGTTAGCAAGTGCTGATATAGAGCCATATTTTATACCTTTGTACGAAAAGAATTTAGTAACCCTAAAGCAAATAGTATGGTATTTGTGGAAGCAGCAGGATATGAGTCAAGAAAAAATGTTCTCAGAGTATCCTAGCTTCCCCGAGGAAGCATTTTCAACGAGTTTGAAGGGGTTAGTATTCCCGATAGAAAGGATCAATGACAGATACATATATATCCCTGATCCATTGACATATAACGAGATAAGCCCATTACCAGAAGTTTTAAGACCTTATTTTAATAAGAATCTGTTTGTATATAAGGATTTACAAAGAAATATGAAGTACCATATGGGGGTTGATATTGCCAGTGGTACAGGGCTGGATTACTCCACTTGTGCCATATTCTCGAATGATGGGGAAATGGTAGCGGAGTTTTATTCCAATAAAATACCTTTATATAAATTTGCGGAAATCGCCTACCAGCTTGGTAGGTATTTTAATTACGCTCAAATGCTTATTGAAAGGAATTATGATGCAGGACAATTCGCTTACAAGATGAGACACGAATTTGGATATATCAATGTTGTTAGGACTAAAAAATATACAGATAAAGGTAGAAGTTTTGTCTATGGTTTTGATACTACAGCAACCAGTAAAGTCCAGCTAATTGAACTCTTTAAAAACGCTTTTATCAATGGTGATATATTGATTAATTCCAGGAAGCTTTTAGATGAAATGAAATCCTATGTAATGACTAACAAAGGCAAAATGACCGGAAAGGCCAGTAATGATGATATGATAATTGCTTCAGCTTTAGCGGTTTATAGTTTGACTAATAATTCGATAATTCGGAGGTAGATAGATATATGCAAACTTTAAATGAGTACATAAAAGATAATTACAATGGTTCTCCTACATGGTTTAAAGATGCAGTTGGGGAAGCATGGCAACAGAACAGAATTAGAAATATTCTTAATGTCAAAGAGTATTTAAGCGGTAAGCATTTGATAAAACAAAGACAGATAGAGTATCACAATAATAAACCTTTTAAACCCGCAGCCATAAATATGAATTACGCTAAGATGATAACGGAATTCCAGACCCAATTTTTATTGAAGAATAAATTAACTCTATCATGTGATGATAGCGAAACATTAAAGATTATCAGGGATATTTATAATAAGGGTAAATACCCATTGTTTGATCCTAAACTAACCAATGCTATGATTAAGGCCGGAGAAGCATACGAGTATGTTTATTTAGATGGTGGTGGTAATATTACCAGCAAACTACTTGATGGGGCTGATTCTTACCCAATATACAACGACATGGGACAAATGATGGCTTTTGTTTATTACTATTGCATTGATGCATTAAGCTACTATCAGGTATATACCCCTGAGACAGTAACCACTTATGATGACCTGGGAGGTAATTTAAGAAAGACCGGAGAGTATGAGAATATAAGTGGATTACCTATTGCTTATATAATTCCTTCTGAACTGGATGAATTGCAGGGTGTTAGCAGTATTGTTGATTATGTAGATATATTGGATAGTATGGAGAAGATTATTAGCAAGTATCACGATGCTTTTTATAAGTTTCTTCAACCAACACCAGTAATTAAAGGTGATCCACTTAATCTGGGTAGAGATGGAGAAGCAAAGATTGATCCTAATGTAGTAGGGTATGCTTTACAACTTAAAGAAGATGGTGATATGGACTATCTTACTGGTAAGATGGATTATAACAGCTTAAAAGCCTTGTATGATATTCTAAAACAATCATTACTTGATGTCGCTGGTTTACCTTCTGTAGTAATGGCAGGAAGCGAAATAAGTAATATCAGTGAAACGTCTATTAAGATGCTTTATTCCTTGAGTATGATCAAGGCAGCTATGTTTGAGCAGTATCTTAAAAAGGGGTTTAATGATAGATTTGAACAGATAGCAAAGATACTGAGGTTAAAGGGTATTAATCTGGATATATCGGATTTAGAAGTTATATTTGAGTATAATTTACCAAACAATGCTAAAGAAATTATTGATAATTTGAAAGCATTAAGGGAAATGGATGCTATATCTTTGCAAACGTTGCTTAGTAGAAGTCCATATATTTATGATACGTCTCAGGAAATGGAGTTAATTAAGCAAGAGGGGAATAGAGCTGAGAGGGATTAATAATCAAGATTATGGTGAAGAAATGGCGAGGAAATGGGAACAACAATATGTGGATATTATGGGGGACAATAGAACAGACGTTCGAACACTCGTTCGGTTCCTGTTATTTTAGCGGTTCGGGGCTATATTAGGAAACATAAAACAAGAGTATCAGGATAAGAAGAACAGTCACCTGTAAAGATGGCCGATAGAAACAATTCATTAATGCAGGATAATACACATTATCTAGCGTTAAACTGGCCTAGTTGCGACCGAATAAAAATGCAATGAAATACAACTATAATTACCAGTTTTAGGGCTATAAATTACCATTTATTTAGCAACTTTTATGCAATTGCCTATATACAGGGGTTTATAGGTAAAGAATTGGTATACATAATCTTCCTTATAGGAAGTTAGAGCATCGGGGTTACAATTTATATGCATATTTATGTATATAAATACACTGGAAAGCTAGCCGATAACGGTTACTTTTACTATACCCCCAAAGGGATTTTTTGCGCCGTATCTAACCTAATTTTCAATGTTTATAATTTTTCTTAAAATAGAAAAATTTACCTTAAATATATGATATAATTTAGAAAATATTAAAGAATGTTTAAGGGGGCGTTTCTTGTTGAAACGGTTTGTTTTATTTTTTGTTTTGTTAATAACTATTATTATTGTCAATCCTGTAGTTTGTTTTGCTCAACCACCAATCCAAGTTTATTTAGACAACCAAAAAATTGATTTCGCTAATCCTCCCATTATTGAAAATGGCATAACATTTGTAGAATTTAGACCAATATTCGAAAAATTAGGTTTAAATGTAAAGTGGTATCAGGCAACCCAAAGTGTAGTAGGTAATAATCAATCATTAAATATTGAATTACAAATAGGTAGTAATATTGCTACAATAAATGGAGAAGAGAGGGTAATGTCAGTATATCCCAAAATTTTTAATGGATATACTATTGTACCTTTAAGATTTGTTTCCGAAGCAACTGGGAAAACGGTAAATTGGGATGAAGCAAAAAGAAGAATTTCAATATGTACTAATAACACTAATCAATCAGTTGTGGAAGTTCAAGAATATGGAAGCATTAAAGGTACGATAACTTATCAATATAATAAGTTTATAGGTTCCCGTGGAGATGTTGGCGCAATGGTTGTTCTAATTAAAAGAGATTTAGCACCAGGAAGTGCTCCTTACGACTTTAAAACAGGTAGAACAGGCAAACTAACTTCAATTATAAATAATAGTGTATATCGTGTTGCAGTAGATGGATATGGACATTATGAAATAAATAACATACCTTCAGGGGATTATATAATAATTATCAATTCTTGT